ACGGTCGTATCACTCGGCAACGTACCCGTTCCTCCTGTGAAGAAGCCAAGGTCCGTGAGACAGCGCCCTAGGTCTCCAGGAATTCCGCACGATGACCAGTTGAGAATCGCGAGACTTTCACCGCTGGCTAGACGCTACCGATCTCGAACAACTCCATCCTCAACTTCCTTCACCGCAAACGTGGAACTTACAGCCATGGCAGGACAACTTTATCTAAGAGGTGTTACCGTGTCGGAGCTTGCCCGCGCGTCAGGCGTTACCTACCGTGCGATGAAGCGTCGAGTAGATCGGGCACTTACCTCATGAGGGTACTTCAGGATCTCTTTCCGGCGTTCATAACCGTAGTTCCACCAAACGTTGTCGATGACTTTAAGACCGTCAAGGTCTCGTCCTCTAGTAACATTTCTGGCGCTCGTTATCTTGAGCGAGTTCGTGTCGTACTTATGTCAGATGAAAAAGGTGACATCGTCATGGTTGCCGCCGATCACCACGCCGGACCTCGACTAATTTTCTCAGAAAGACTTGCGGACCTAAACTGGTCTGGAAACAAGACCGATGATTCCCAGCTTATAACTATGTCTGGAAAGATCATCGCGTTTAAGTATCAAAAAGGCTGCAACTGTGGAAGCCGTCTACGGAGCTGGAGCCCCTACCGAACCATGGACTCGATTAAGGACCCAACATCATGAACCTATATCACATAACACACATGTCAGGCATCACGTTTATCATACTTGCCCTGGCGATATTTCGACTGACTAGAGCAATAGTATCCGACGAGATCTTTGCGGCGGTAAGAGACAAGATCTGGGACAGGTTCCCTCCGGAGAGAAGTTACATAGGATTTTTCTTCACCTGCGAGTGGTGCGTCTCCATGTGGGTTGCGCTTCCAACAGTGCTCTTTTATGCCATAAATCCAAGTATCACTTTGCTGGTAGGGTGTATATTTGCCCTGTCGGCAGTATCAAGCCTTATAACCGCGCGCCTGGACCAGTAATGATCCAACGTTCCGTTAGCCAACGACGAGGAGTATCACGTGGCAGTATTTAGAAAAGACAACTCACGTAGAACACGTCTAACCTCTCGTTCTCAAAACAAAGTTAACTCAAAACCTACCCAGGTAACTCTCATAACAAGCGAATCAACGTTCGCGCAACCTGTTGCATATTCTTCACCGCGAGCTATGACAGCGGCAGCAGCTCGCATACCTCTTAACGACAAGGGTGAGGTTGAACATTTTAAGCAACGTCGTGCCGGAGGTGCAAGTGACTGGCAGGGTGAGGCTTGGGAGTATTACGACGCGATCGGCGAGGTTAAGTACGCATTTAATTTAGTTGCATCCGTCGTCTCAAGAATTCGTCTCTACGCCGCGGCAATCGATAACCCAGCGGAGACTCCGGTGTCAGTTCGCTCAAGTAGCTTTATCGATCCACGACTTGCGGCAGCGGCCGAGCGTGCACTGTCAAGACTTGACTCCGCATACGGAGGACAGGCTGGTTTATTACGTGATGCGGCGCTAAATCTCTCCGTATCAGGCGAGTGTTACCTCGTTCAGTTCCCCGCGAAGGCAGGAACTGGGATTCCGGAGTCATGGGACATCCGATCAACTGACGAGTTACAGGTTGACTCAAAAAATGCGTACATGATCGTTCCACGTCGCGACATGGGATCCGCAAGTCGCGGCAGCGATAAGTCAATCAAGCTTCCAAACCAGGCATTCGTTGGAAGAATCTGGAGAGCTCACCCACGCTACTCCGAGGAGGCTGACTCAAGCCTAAGAGGTTTACTTGATCTTTGCGCTGAACTTTTACTATTAAACAGAACGTTTCGTGCGACCGCAAGGTCACGCCTAAACGCAGGAGCTCTATATCTGCCGGACGGACTTTCAGTCGCCGCACAGGGAGATCCTGACTATCCTTATGATGACGAGAACGAGTTAAATCCAGGCGTAACAGTTGAGGAGGCTGAGGACGAGTTCGAGGATCAGCTCATCGACGCGATGACAACTCCGATCCGTGACGAGGACTCCGCAAGTGCGGTCGTTCCACTTATTATCCGCGGACCTGCAGAGCTTGGCGACAAGATTAAGCAGTTTAAGTTTGAGCGTTCGTTTGACCCAGCACTTGCGCAACGTGCTGATCGCGTGCTTGAGCGTATCCTTCAGGGACTTGACGTTCCTAAGGACGTAGTTACAGGGCTAGCAAACGTTAAGTACTCAAACGCGCTTCAAATTGATGAGGCTTTGTATAAGGCACACATCGAGCCGTTGATGCTTTTAATCGCCGACGCGATCACGGTTGTTTACCTACGACCAGCGCTCGTCGCATCAGGTTTCCCTGAGGAGGATGTAAAGAAGATCTGTGTTTGGTATGACCCATCACAGGTTGCCACACGTAACGACCGTGCGGCTGATGCTGACTCAGGATTTGACCGCATGGCGGTCTCAATGGAGGCATGGAGAAGAGCACACGGCTTCTCCGCCGCAGATGCTCCTGACGCAAAGGAACTTGCGATTCGTCTTCTTGTTGAGAAGGGCGCGATATCTCCTGAGCTTACCGAGGCAATGATAAACGCGATATCTCCAGAGTTCATGAACAAGATCCGCGAGGTTCAAAACGCAGGATCACCTGCGCCGATACCACCTGAGATTCAACAGGTACTTGATGAGGCAGCGGGAGTTACTCCTCCTTCTGATGAAATTGATGAACCTACCCAGGAACAGGAGCAGACACCAGGTGCATAACGATAGTCACAAGGACCCAACCTCACAGGACGCAGCGGACATCCTTCTTAAGATGGCTGAGCTTTACTCACGCCTAAAGGATACACCTGCGGACGTTGAGGAACCTGTTACATCAGACGAGTATGAAGACTCTGATGACACTCCTATGACTGAAGTAATTATTAGAAATGAAGACGATTGCATCTTCTGTGACGAGCTTGGTTGTGCGTGCGAGAACTGTCCCTCAGGAGAGTGCCCTTGCCCTATTACGTGCATGTGCCCTGCTCGACTAGACGCACTAGGACCTGTTACCGCCGCGGGTAAAGGTCCTTGCTGGGACGGCTACGTCCAGGTTGGAATGAAGGAGAAGAACGGAAAGATGGTTCCAAACTGTGTGCCAAAGGACTCGGCAATAGCACAGGAGTTTGCTGCATCGCGTAAGGCTCCTAAGAAGGACCGCATCTACGGCTCAAAGAAAAACGCACCAGGTTCAGCCGCGGGTGGAAAGAAGATTGTTTTTAGTGCAAGGGTTGAGAAGGCACTTCGCAACAAGATAGAGGAACACAACAAGAATGCATCTCCCGGACGCAAGGCAACACTTCCGATGTTAAAGGCGGTATACAGAAGAGGATCAGGAGCGTTCTCATCTAGTCATCGACCAGGCAAGACAAGAGATCAATGGGCAATGGCTCGTGTTAACGCATTTCTAAAACTTTTAAGATCAGGACGTCCTGCCAACCCAAACTACAAGCAGGACAACGATCTTTTACCTAAGGCGCATCCTAGGTCAAGTCGCGGTGAGGCTTCATTGATTCAACATGAACTTCTTGAGGTTGCGCTTAAGAGCGCTGATGAATACGGCTCTCCTGAGCATGCGATCTACTCGATGGCAGAATACACAGGACTTGGCTACGAGGCGATCCCAGCACTACGTGGTGCGTGGTTACGCGGCGTACGTGACGGCGACGTACCATTTCAACGTGCGTACGACCTAGCAACTAATCTTTATAACTCCAAGGACGCAGACCTATTGCCAAAGAAGCGTCGACAGGCATCAGGAGAATAACGTGGAATTACCTATTGATCACATGATCAACCTAGTTGAGGGTAGACAGGCAGCAAGTGCCAGTACCAGCAACAAAAAAGTAGAGTCAATAAATGAGAAGGTAATTGAACTTGTTACGTTTGCAAACAACATGGCTCTTCCTGAGAGACAGGTTGCACCTCGTCTAGCGTTGGTCGTTATGGCCCGTGCTATGAAGGAGCTCTCATCTCTTTCCGATGAATCTCGTGAGGCAGGAGTTATACGTGAGGTAAATAAGTTTATATCATTAAACCAAAACACCTTCCGTGCAAATGACTCATATGCAAGGCACACCGATCTTCTTCCTGCGGGACATCCACTATCAGATAACAACTCTTCTCTATCAACAGATGAATACCTACAGAGATATGCGGGTTGGCTTTCAGCCGATCCTGCGATCTCAGATGATGTTCGTCATCTAGTTGCGGCTGCGTATTCTCAGCTGCCAGGAACCGTAGAGCGTGAACATGCTTTTATTCGTCTTAACGCGATAAAGGCGTCAAGCCTTCCTGCGTACTTTAAGATTGACATGCCAGCACTTATTGCGGCATTCTCGTTTGGTGACGGAAACTCATCAGCAGCTCGTCGTGCTCGCGTTAAACTTCAGTGGCGTGATCGTCTTGGCCGCTGGGTTGAGATGGGACGTGGAATTAACTTTAAGTTTAGACTGTCAAACGGAAACATCGCAACCGCGGCCGGAACATATATTGGCAGCGACGCAAACTCAGGTTACTCTGGAAACTGGGCAAGAAAGGAAGCAAATAACGGTCTTGTTGAAGTTACAGGAAGTTCTAATATTCCAGATGGTATCTACTCTATTCGCAATAATAACGCCGAGTCATTTAAGGCGCGTCTGTCAGAGACAGAGCTAGAGCGCGCAGGAATTGAGACCGGCAAGAGTTCAAGGTATAAACTTTCATCTCAGTTTGATGAGTCAATTCCAAACATCGAGGATCTACTTGATACAAAGGTTGACGCACCTTCAGGCTGGACAAAGAATGAGGACGGATCATT